CAAGCCTATCGGAGGCTAAAGTCAAAGTATTTGGCGCACCGAGCGCCTCAAGCTTTCGTTGCTACCCGAGGACCAGGCGTGGTCCAACCCCGCGAGCCGTTCTACAACAGGCTATATGGAGGGTCTGTTCCGAGGCGGAGAATCCGCGTTCGATCACGTGACTTCTGTCGTGCGCTCGACTTTTGTTGGGCGTGCGGTGAGCGCGGTCGATCGCTCCGTAAAAACAGCCATCGACACGACGTACAAGAAGACGTTTCGTGGCTGCCTCGAAGAACGGGGCTACCAGCTCCAGGGTTTAAATACTCCGCCCAGCGGAGTGGGGCTGTCGCGGGGGCAGAGAGAGGTCAGGTTTTGTTCGTACAAACCGGAGGCCGAGCCATATTTGCGCGAGGCGCGTGGCATAGCAGCCACGCTATTGGCCGCCGACACGCAGCCAGCTTCCGGGCTGGTGCTGGGCAAGGGTGAATGCCTGGTACGCGTGGTTATCCCAGAGGAGATTGGCACCGTTGAGCACGCGCATGAGTTCGTGGGCCAACGTGCACCGTCCCCCCTGCGCGCCGCATTTTGCGCGCCAGGGTGTTCCGGGATTGCTCTTGGGATTGCCGGTGGCAAGGATTTGCTCGTTTTTGACATGCGTGTCAGCGAGCATACAAAGGCTTCGGTCCGAGGCATTGCCGACAAATGCTTCGGTTCCAATCGGTCTCCACCGTCGTATTACCTCACCCAAGCGGCGGGCGCGGTTGCGGCCAAGTTGAAGAAGTCCAAGGACGGCACCCTGAGCGAGGGCAGCCGGCAGTACATTCGGTTTGACACCCCAGAAGCCGAATACCAGTACTTGCAGTCCGTCAAATTGCTTCTATTGGCCGAGGTGTTGAACCGCGCCCAGACGGGACGCGACACCGCTGTGCATTGTGTTGACGTTGATACTGGCGGTAGTGCCATCAGCGTCGAAGACATGGGGGATCCTGTGTGGTTCCCTCCAAACACGCACGGCGAGAGCGCTGCGGACAAGTTGGAGAAGTCCGTAGAGGCGTTGCACCGCGCTCAGGGTGGCAGTGCCGGGCTTGTACCTTGCCTGCCAGCCACTGAGTTCGCTGGGACACCTTATGAGGAGATGACGGTGATTATGACTGATGATCAGCACGAAGAGCTGCTGAAGCAGTGCCTTAAGGCGGAGGGGGGGCCCACTCAGAATGCCTTCCCATGCGGCCCGAACATGACGGGGGCTCGTCCCCCGCTAGACACTAAGCATCCAGATACATGGATCAGTGCGTTCAGCCGCCATTTTTGCCGCGTGTCCAAAACCATCCCGCTCCCCAACGGAGAGGAGCTGAAGGTTGTACACGATAAGGCGGAGGCTTTTCATAAGAAGCTCACGGGGCATCAATTGCGTGTCTGGAACGATATCACGGACCAGCACGTGACCTTGTTCCGAGAGTGGTTAGGCCGTCCTCTTCGAAAGGCTGTCATTAAGACCGAAGGCAAGCCTCACTCCATCAGCCAGGACACTTACGATGTGATCCGTGGTGAAGTTGATTGGGACACAGACTATGGTGCCCGCACCGTATTGCGTGCCGCGTTGTTTTGTAAGAGCGGGGAGATTAGTGATCGAGCCCGCTTTATCACGATGCCGGGAGTTAATGCTTCCGACGCGGCGCATCATCAGTGCGGCACGTCTGCAATCACTCAGATCATGGAGAAGTTCCATACGGATCAATTTGGCTTCCGTAACTTTAAAGGCTGTTCGTTGACAGGCAAGGCCATCAAGGTTGCGCGCTTCGTCGCAAGCACGCCCGATGACTGTGTCACGATCGGCTTTGATAAGGGGGCCAATGATGCCACTTGGACGCATCGCAAGTGGGAGAAGTACGAGAATTACAGCATGCGCATGGCGCGCGTTCTAACGGATGCGTATTTTGATGACAATACGCCGCCGGTGATGAACGCCGATGCCGCGCATGCTCGTTCTATTGAGTGGCGGAGCGTTTTCCTTACCGTTTCCGCGAACATCATGTACTTCTACCTTATGTCCGGGGTTGGCCCCACCAGCATATCGAACCGTTTGGGTGGCGATGTGTCAATCGGATCCGGCATTTTGCAGGGTTACGGTGAGGAGCCATACCAGAAGTGGCTGACATGGAGTTCCGGCGAGAGCGCTCACTTATCGGATGAATTCGACGCCGCGTTGTTCCCACATTTGAACGACGGCATTGAGTTTAAGGAGTGCTTAACTACCGGGTTTGCCCACATCAATGAGGGCGATGACACGTGTGTTCGCATACCACGTCGTAAGAACCAAACCAATTCCGACGCTGTTTCGCATTTCACGCGTAGCGTGGTTGCAGCGACGAACGAGGTTTGGGAACCCGCTTTCATTGACACGAAGCATTTGGACTCCCACGGAGGCCCGCGTTCTTGCGTGGAAATCACGTCGATGGTCATTGCCCAAGTGACCGACGACGAGGGGTTTTCCAGCTTTGCTTACGTGCCGAAGCCAATTAAACGCCTCGACAAAATGGCGTGGACGCTTTCCGCGGCCCTCAGGGTCGTGGACACGCCCGCCGGGCGTGTCGGTGTCGCCGATGCCACGTACTACCGTTTGAATGCGACACGGTGTCTTTCTATGTGCACCGAGATGCGATTCGCATTGTTTACCCGGTACGTGGTGTATAACACGGCCAAGTACCACCTGCAGCATTTGCGCCGATTGGCCCGCGAGCCCGGCGCCTCCGCGTCCGACAAGTTCGACGTACCGCTGTACGGG